CCGTCTTCAGTTTCTAGGATAAGGTTTCGAGAAATGAGTCGGAGGAGTGCTGCCTGGTGATGGAGTGTTGTGCGCGAGAAAAGATCTATAATCTCGTCGGCGCCCATCGGAGGCTCATAGGTTGCAGCAAGGGTTTTTCGCCTCTTTTGCCAGGGCAGCACTAGACCCCCCGATACTGTTGAGGGTTGTCAACTTCCCCGAACTCACGATCGTAAGCTTCATCTACAATGACCTCTAGCTCGGCCTTGAAACTTCTACGATTGCGAGTGCGGATCGCATCAATCTTTTCATACGTT